GACTCCCAAGAAAAATTCGCGTTATCCCACTGAAATGGCGTTCTAGTACTCATTAGAAAGTACCTCCGTCAACTAATTTACTTAGGTTTACATTAAACTTATCACCATCACCTTTTGTAAAAGATAGATTAGGGTCTGTAAATGAGGCTGTTGTTAATAAAGATCCAGTTGATTTACCTTCTATACCTGATAGTTGAGAACCATCACCTTGGAATGACCCAGAAAATGATCCTGAGTAGGTACTAATTGCAGAAACGTCTATGGGGAATAATTCAGCCATTATTTGTAGTATTTAAGGTAGTCTTCTTTTAAATATAAACCTAATCCAACAGCGTTATTTTTTTGTTCTGTTAGTAAAACTATATTCCTATTTGTAGTATAAGTAGCATCTCTATCACCTACAAGCTGCCATTGAATTGAAAATTTAATATATAAAGTAGTGTTAATATTATTATATTGATCTTTAGTTAATTCATCAAATAAAAGTTCATTTCTTTTTTTCTTAAAATAGCGAGTAAATGCTCCTATTTCATAATCTTTAGGTGTAGGAAATAAAGGTGGTATGTCTGTAGGTGTTGTAAGAGTTGGGTTAGTTTCATAATAAGAAGGCAAAGCATTAACTAAAACTATTTCTTCATTATTACCATCTCCTGGATATCTGCCAGTGTATGTTTTACCATTATATAGTTTATAATAAAACCCAGAGTAGAAAGGACCATTGCTATTACGATTTTTAATAGTTTTATACTCACCTCCATTAGTTTGAAGATTTTGTTGAATTTTATTTTTAGGATAGTAAGCCATTTAAAATATTTATATTGGATTTCCAGACCTATCAGTATTATATACTCTATCGTCATCTGGTTTGTAAGTAAAGTGCCAAGGTTCATTTATACTTCTACCCTCAGTCCATGACCATCCATAAGTAACTCCATTTTCTCTAATCCATTTTTGAACATTTATTGAAGCACCATCTACAGGAAAAATATCTATAGCTATACCTAGACCATGGTTTGAAGTTCCTGGGAAAGCTGCTGCTACATTAGTACCTTTTTTACGTCTGACTGTTCCTGGTTTAGGTGATGTATCAGTTCTATTTCCACCAGACGCTACATATGCATCCCAGTCAAATATATCATTTTGGACTTCAAATGTTCTATAAGAATCAGTAAGATTATACTCAACCCCGGCAGCATCCATAGCAGCTTTCATTAATATAAACGCGTCAGCAGCTGTTATGGAAAGTCTATGATTACCAATGCCTATACTTTTTAACGCTGAGTCTAGGAGTCTTCCATTACTACCATCCGCTTCTCTTTCATCTTCGTTAACATTAATAGAAGTAAAATTATCTACATTAGGTGGAGCGGTTATAATAACATCACTATATTTTGGACCACATATACTATTTAATGTGGTCATCCATCCATTTTCATCTACACGATGCGATACCCCAGAACATATAAATTGAATTTTATCTTTATAAACACTAGGTAAAAGAGTAGTATCTATAGTATATGATTCATAAATACGAGGACCACTTAACCCTAACATTACTAATTCTAAATCAAACGGTATAAAACCAATACCTGGGATTTTACCACTATTAGTAAATTCACCTATTTCTGATTTAAATATATCAGACATAGCTCCTCTAATTCTAGATATATCAGCTTCAGTAACTTCTCTTCTATTAACTTTATTATTAAAATCAACTAATCTACTAATATTTTGTAAATAGGCATTTTCTACTGTATCAGTTCCTACTCCATTTGGATTACTTCTTTCAGATATAATTCTATCTTCTAGTCCTACATTCCATCTACTTAAAGCGGTTGAATTTGAACCAACAACATTACCATTCTTTTGAGCTCCAACGGTAGTCATTGTAGCGAAATTATTAGAAAGTTTAGTTTTAAAATTAACATTTTGGATAAAACTACCGTAATTGTTTTTTAATATATTAGCATTAAATTGAACAATAGATTTAGCTGGTGTTAAACCAGGTATAAATGTATTATCAATTATTTTATATATATTATCATCTTCATTGTATATAACTTCAAAACTATTTATATTTCCTAAAGCAGTTTGAATACCTTTCATTAAATTAGATAAAAAATTATATAATGAAAGTTCACCATCATCATTAACATTTTTATCTAAAACTGCGGATATATACTCTCCAGCTACATACATATGCATTAAATTACCTATGTATTGTTTACTTTCATCAGCATTTTTAAACCCAGTATCTTTTATCCAATCATATACTCCTAAATTTTCTGAGTTAGAAGAATAGTTACTATTACCATCTAAAAATGATTGTATAACAATACTTTCTCTTCTGCCTCTAACAGCTATAACTGGGGATTCAGTTCTTCTACCTAGATTTTGTTCAAATCTTACTTGTCTTTCTTTAGCCCAATCATGTTGGTATTTAGTTATTTCTTTAATTACTCCAATTTCAATATCTGCTAAAGGTCCATTCCCACCTGCATCATTAAAGTTTTTAAGATAAGTAGCAAAGTTATTAGGATCAGTTCCATCATAAAAATATTTTAAACCTAAATCATCAGTAACAAAACCAGTAACATAGGGTTTACTAGCTTCTATAGTTATTTGAGGAGCAGAGTTAAGACTGTTATATATTTCGTCTGTGGATCTTAAAATATCATAAGTATATCTTCCACCACTAGTTGTATAGATATTATCTAATAGTGTTTGTGGACCAGTTGCGTCTAAATAATAAGCTGTGTCTCCAACAGCTATAGCTGTAGATTCAGGAGAAAATTCGGTTTTACTAATAGGTTGACCAAAAGCTGAGGCATAGTTATTAGCAGCATTAGCGGTATTTGTAAAAAAGACACCTGGTTCTGCTGAGAGTACTGTAATAAATCCGTAAGTTGTTTTAGTTGTTAAGTTTCCTGTTTGTGATCCTTCAATTTGTCCTCCATTTAAAGGTATTAGACATACTTTAGGGTCTGTAGAAGCATGTCTAGGAAATGTTAAACAAAAATTATCATTATAATTGTAATCCATTTTAACAACAGGAGGATTACCATTTTTATCACTTTTAGAAGTATCATAATAAACTAAAAATGATTCTAATATTCTTAATAAAGTTCCTAATTTTAAATAATACTGGATATTTTTTGAAGTACCATTATTAGCATATGCCCCTCCATATAGGTATGGAAATGTCCAACATATAACTTCATTCCAAGTTAAATAATTACTTTCAACACTTTCATCAATACTTCTATTATATACAGTTTGTAAACCAGTAGCTGTAGCTAAAGAACTATTACAAACAGACCAATCTCCAAGATTTACACCATGGGCATAGTTTCTTGATGGGTAAACGTGGATTGGAAGAGTAGATAATACTCTATTAATAGTAGTTCTATAATAATTAGCCTGCATTGATGGAACAGGAGGGTCACCTGATCCTGATGGAGGGTTTGGTAAATCAGGAATTGGTACTCCAGATTTAACAGGATATGATGTATTAATTTTTAAAGATTCAATAATATCTCCTGTTGATCTAGCTGTCATAGTTATATCATATCCCCCATCTGGTCTTAAAGTCCAAGAAAAGTTAGTCACTAATCCAAAAAAAGCATCATAATTACCATTTGAGTCACGTCTAGCTGTTTTAATAGAGTCTAACATGTTTTGGTGAGAAGCTCTAGGACTATTTGATAAAAATTTATTAGAAAGATCAAATCTATTTTGTTGGAATTGACCTTTATTATTGAAGTAAATACTATGACCCCATTCTAATAATATACTATATTTTAGTCTCATATATAAGACTTCAATTATTTGAAATTGTTGAAGATTGTGACATTGTATTTCTATATTAGCTTCACGTAATGAACCTCGGTTCATTGCTTTTATATCAATAGATTTAATTCCTGGTGGTGGGACTAATCCGTAATCAGCATTAGAGTAAAATCCATATGATGTAGGATATTGTCCTATTGCTCCATCATAATACCCATATCCAGAAGTTAAAGCATTTCTATCATAGCTTGTAATAGCACTATTAATATATAAGAATCTACCTCCATATAATTTATAATAACTAGCTAAACCATTATCTGTATATAAAGAATTACCTTGTAATCCTAATTGTTGTAATACAGTATTATCCACATTTACTCCTGATGAAAGGCGAATAAATGGGGTATTTGAATTTTCAAATTGTAGTATTTCTTGATCTTTAAGACCTAGACCTAATTTTTCTTGCCTAACTTGGATTTGGGTTTTGACATATTCATCAAAACTGGCTCCTACAACAACACTGTCAGCCATATCAAGAGTTTAAATTATTATAACTTGTTAGTATATTATTAATGTCTGTAGGTATACGAATTTGTGTTCCTACGGGTATAAATATAGAATTTTGTGGTAAAAGACTGTTTGCTGTTGATATTATCCACCAAAGTGTACTATCCCCATAATATTGGTTAGCTAGTAAATCATATCTATCCCCAATAGTTGTTACAACATATATATCATTAGGAGAAAGAGGTATAGAAGGATATTTAGAATCTCTATATTGTTTAACCCCAGTTTCAGGATTTTTTTCTATTTTTATGTATTGATAACGGTTCATTATTTAGTAAATGATATATCATTAATATCAGGTTCTTGAAAAGTCCCTTGAAATGTTGGTCCTGTTGGGGTTGGAGGTGTTTCAACAGATGTCATAAGAGATGATAAATTTGGATTATTTGGAGAATAAAATGTTGTACCTTGTGGAAGTGGAGGTAATACTTCATTATATTCTTTAGTTATCAAATTTCTATCTTTAATAACATGTGTTCTATTACCAATAAATGCCTCACCTCTTTGAACAGTATAATACAATGTTTTATCAGTAGCTTCACTTATATTATTTATTTGAACTTCACCTGTTACTCCTTGAGATAATGGAATTATATTACATTGTACTTTAATACCTTTAGGCAATTGACCTGTGTATTCATCAGCTCCTACTTGAAATCTGTCTCCATTTAAATTTCGGTTTATATCAAACCCCATATCTGTAATTGGAGAAAAATTTATAGATTTAATAATAGATATAGAATCTCTTAAGTAATCACCCATTGTAAATTTAACTAATGTACCTCTCATTAAACCAGCGTTTGAATAGTCTGGGGTAGTAGCCCAAACTAAACCGTTTAGTTTTTGGTATGTGTTGACCATGTCTGCCCTAGATAGTATAGGAGCTATAAAATTTAAACTTAATTCACGAGTAAATCCTTTATATTTATAAAAATTTTCACCTCTTCCTACATATCTATATGAATCCCATTCTCCACCAAAACTATCATTAAAATCTTCAATATAAGCTCTAAAATTTAAATTTGTATTAGGGCTAGATGCTCCTTCATTATTAATTAATTGAAATTGAAAATCTATAATATCATCCCCAAAATCAAAATTATTATCAGGTGATATAGATAAATTTGGATTAATTATTTGAGTAGTTCCATTTCGTTTTCTATTAAATGAAGTTTGAGAAGTCTTATATGTGTTATTTTTATAAGTACTGAAATCTCCATATCCTGAGAAAGATGGGGAGTATATTTTTGTAACATTAGCACCATCTGGGGCTAAATAAGTCTCAGGAGTTTTTTCAATAGGGTAACTAAAGATAGTTGAGTCTTTAGAACGTGGGATGGCAGATTTAAATGCTAATGGATTTTGAATCCTAATATCAGTTTTACCAATTCCTAAAAATGAACCTGGGCCTCCAGGATAGGATAATAATGTATTAGGATCTAAGCTAATATTATATTTAATTCTACCTTGGACATCACTTGTGTTTGTAGCTAGTAAGTCTTGTTTTATATTAAATAATGATACTAAACGATTAACTCCTACTACACCACTATTATCTACAAGACTGTCATTCTTAGTTATAAAATAATACCCAGTACGTCCACCATTAAAGTAACCGTTTCGGAATATGTTAATACCTTGTTTATTTAAATGGTATCCTATTGATAAAACACCAGCTTGTAGTGGAGGTTGAAGTGGGTTAAATATTCTACTAAAACCATTTTCTACTTTAACATTTTGTCTTTCTAATAGCTCTTGTTTTGCTACAAATAACGCTCCATTTACTGAGGCTCCTTGACTAAATGGATTTAAAAATTTAGTTAATCTCTCAGCATCTTTTAAAGAATCAATTGGATTTAAAACACCATTACGTAATAAAAAATCTGGGGATGAACGTACATTATCGTTTCCTTCAGGTATTGGGGTAACAATATATGGTTGATTACTTGACCCAAAGTCCTTTCTATCATGTCCGTAAGACAGATTAGGGTCAGGAGCTGTAAAGTCTGAAGTAGTCTTTAAATTAGTCCTTAGATTAATTAAAGGCATTATACAGGTCTATTATTATTATATGGAAGAGATTGTGGTGTAGTTGGTGAAGTGCTAAAATATCTTGGTGCTATTGAAGGTGGTGTACCTCCTAAGTCTAAAACAGATGGAGTAGGTAAAGTATTATTAGTTCCATCTAAATATTGTTGGTAATAGTTGTTAACTAAATTTTGGCTATCTCCAGTAATAGAATAATTATTATGCATTGGTGACTGTTTTGTAGCTAATACATTTACAGATGGAGTATTTGGACCAAATGCGGTTAAAGCTGAGCCGTCATTTTGAAGTTTATTTTTTAATCCCATGGTATTTGTTTTTAAGGTTTATTATAAATATTAACTATTACTGCATTGTAACAGATGTTGTGTTAGTTATAGTATTAGTACTATCAGCTATTTTTTTACCATCTAAATAAACATTTAAACGAACTTTAGATATAGCAGCTGCTAAACGGTCATAATCAATAATTGCTCCTTTTTCAGTAGCGGCATTAACTTTATTTAAAGGAGTTACAGTAGCTCCAGGTTTCATAGATAATACCTCAGGTCCATTTTCACCTACTAGTACTGATCCTTCTCCTACTACAGTACCACCTGATGCTAAACCTGGGGTTTCTCTAATATTTCCAGCTTTAGCTTGTGCCTTTTGAGTAGCTGAGTCTTGGGCTGCTAATGCTACAGCGGCCCCAGTTAACACTGCGGCTAATCCTACACCTAATGTTAGGGCAGAAGCTGTCATAATAGCATTAACAGCCATACCTGCTAATATAATACCAGCTGTATATAATAATCCTTTTAATACACCTGCGTTGCTAAGTAAGGAAGAAAAACCAGATAGCATAGCTCCAAATGGACCATCAACAATACTAACAAATATATCTTTTATTTTTTCAACAGCTTGTTGAAATTTTTCAGCTACAGATTGTTGTTCATATTGTTTAGCTAATTCTTGGTCTCCTAATGCCGCGGCTGCTTGCTCAGCGGTCATAGTTTGGCGAAGTAAATCATATTTAGCTTTAGCTGCTTCAGCGTTTTTAACACCTACTTTTTGTAATGCTTCTTGTTCTACTAAAGTGTTAGCTAATTCTTCTCTACTCATACCAACAGAGTTAGCAAATGCTTCTTGTTGGATACGATTCATTTTAGAAAACTCAGCTGATCCACCTATTTGATTTTTTATTTCTTCAGCTACAGTAGCCATGTCATTATTTAATGCTGCTAAACGAGCTGTTTCTAGGTTAATTTGCTTACCAGTCAATAATTCTGCTTCTAGTTCAGCTGAGATACTATCTTCAAAATTAAGTAATTTACCAGATATAGCTTCTACTTTACCTAAATCAGATCCTAACGCTTTAGCTGACACTGCGGCTTCCGCTAATGCCTTACTACTACCTCCTAATGATAATTTAATAGTATTAGAAGCACCAGCTGTTTCCTTCATCAATTGTTTGACATTAATTGATAATCCTTTTTGAGTTGCTAATGCTTTAGCCCCACCTAAAAATTCAGATGTTGTATCTTGTATACTTTTACCAGTAACTAAAGATATTTTATACATACTGGTTAGTTCATCATTAGTATATCCGGCTTGTTCTCTTAATTTAGTAAATGTTGTTAAATCAAGTTCATTAATATCAGCATTAGCTCCTAATGATGCTCCAATAGCCATATAACTATCAGATATTCTTTTAGCACTAAGAGCAACGTCATTAGAATCAGTAGCTATACTAGCAAATTCTTCTCTAAGTTTAAGAGCACCATTATATGACATATTCATATTTTTAGCTAATTCTCCAGCACCACTATCTATAGCTTTAAAAGCATCAAATATTTGTTTAGCTAAAAACGCAACTCCAGTCATAGGATCTACTAAAGCTTTACCTATAACAGGACCCATTTCTTTAAAAGCCATACCCATGGCTTTAGTTTTAGAAACAGTTTCACCAGTTTCATTTTGTATATCAGATACATCAGATTCTACTTTGCTTAAAACATCAGACATTCCTGGTAGGTTGCCTAAGAATGGGATTTTACTAATTCCTTTCAATAAAGCTCCAGTGTTACCTAAAGTTTTATCAATAGCTTGAGAGTTTTTAACAGAACTTTTTAATTGAGCGTTAAAAGTATGTAAAGCACTATTATCATCATTTATTTGAGCTTCTATATTGTTATAAGCAGTTAAAGCGTCTTGGTATTGTTTTTCAAGAGCATTAGAAATATGACGAACATTTTGTAATCTAGTAACCTCAAGAGCATTTTGATCTTTAGCATTTTCTAAATCTTTTATTCTTTGTTTAGCTTTTTTCTGTAGGACTTCTAATTCTTTAGTAGATAGACGAGTAATTCCTTGTTGATGATATTGTAATTTAGTAGCTAAACTTTCTAATCCTTTAAAACCAGTAACAGTTTTACTCACACCACTGTTCATGTTCTTTATTTCATCAACAATATTAGTGAAAGAAATTAAAGAAGCATTAACATCTTTTAAAAGATCCTCATAAGCATCTCTAAGACGAACTAATTCATTAGCTGCGTTACCTTGGCGATCAGCAAGTTGAGCTGCGTTTCTAGCTGCTGACTCAGTAAGTCCATCTATTTTTTTATAGAGATTAATTAATTCTTGAGCTTCTTGAGGTGTTAGTTGTGCCATAATACAGTTATGCTATGTTATATAATATAAATATAAAGAAAGCCAAGTTTTAATACTTGGCTGCCTTTTTAATACTATCTAATTTTCCTTTAAATTGTGGAGGTAAATCTATTTTACCATCTTTAATTTTTTGAGTTTGAGTTATCAAATCATTATCATTTTGTTTATTTTGATTTTCATAATGTTCCCGCAATTTAGTAAAAGTAAATTTACGTAACCAAATGGGCATATTATATATTGTTTCCCAATCATATCCTCCATTACCCCAAAAAACTATTTCATGAATTTGGGTGAATAAATTCATCCTAAATTGAGGTGCTATCTCAGATGTCAGGCCAAAAAAAGCTAAGTCCAATTGGAATTGTAACTTTTTCATTGCTCCCATTGGGAAAAAAGGTCAGATCTACGTCTGGTTGAACCTCCTTTATATACTCCCTTAACGCTCTGGAGTCACGAGCTAGTAAAGCATTGTCAACAAACTCTCTAATATCTTTTTGATCTCTATCACCATTAATAGAAGTGATGATATATTTTAATCTAGTTGATAGTTCTGCTGATGAGTTTTTGTTAATTTTCTTTAAACTATCTATTTCAGCTCTTATCTGCTTTTCGTCTTTGCCAGTTAATAGTTTAAAAGTAACATTAATACCTGTTGATGGAAGTGTAAAATTAAATTCATTAATTCCCTTTCTAAATAATTTAGTGTCTATAGGAATATTTTCTATAGTAGTTAAATCAATATTGTAATCTTCTCCACCCCAAGTAAATTTATAATCCTTACCATATCCTAAAACACGAGCTGCTACTAATAAGGCGTTTTTATCACCTACAATTAAATCATCATAGTTTACATCAGAAACAATAAGTGATTTAACTAACTCATCTAATACTGTGCCTTTACTAATATAATTTTGGTTAGTTAATATATCTTCTTCACGAGCAGTCATATACTTCATTTCAATTTGACCACTTGATAAAGGAGATGATTCAGGGTATACTAACCCTAGGGAAGGAAGCTCAACCATTTCAGTTGGCATTTTAAATTTATTTTCCATAGATTTTATTTATTATAACTTAATGTCTTATATAAATATATATAAAATTAATTTTTAACGCGCTTCATAATTTTCTTTCATGTAAGGATAATATTCATTTACAGGTTTCCATACTTGGTTAAAAGATTTAGCATTGCTCCCTGTGACTCCAGTAACATTAGCAGATGGATAAACTGTTGTACTATCTGGATTTGTGGGTGCAAATAATAAAGCTGAAGGTAATGCTTTTGAGTCTTCAATATCTAGTGCTGTTTCGTCTAATGATGTGACTTGAAGATTAGTAATAGGATTTTTTATATCATTATACTTATCTAAATAAGTACTAGAAGGAGAATACGGTTGAGAGAATTGTGATGGAGCACCATAAAATTCACCTAATGTTACTTGAGGTGATATATAAGGATATTCTGTAGGAGAACTAATAGCATTAGGTATAACAGTTGTAGGAGCGAATGATGGATTTGTATTATCTAATCCTGTTTCATCTAATGTGTTAGTTTGAGGATTAGTTATTACTGATTTTAATTCGTTAACATTACTTAAATATGTGTTAGAAGGAGTATATTTTTGTGTGAATTGACTAGAAACTCCATTATATTCTCCTTTTGCTAACTCAGGATAATTAGTGTCAATAATAGGATTATCAGTAGTAGCAGCTGAAGAAGGATTTTCAATATCTAAACCTGATAGTCCTAGAGTATCTATTTGTATATCTGGGTTAGCGTTTGAGGCGTATCCATTTTCTTCATCCCATTGTTGTGAAAATGGAGATGTTGCTCCACCAAATGCTCCTTGAGCAAACTGTGGATATTGTGTTATTAAATCAGTATTAATAGCTTCATCTAAATTTGTTTTATCTAGAGCATTAGCTACATTACTACCTTTATTTTCTAATCCTAATGTTGTTGATAGGTAAGTCTTAATTGAGTTATATTTTTGTACAAATTGTGATGTGGCATCATTTTTAATATCAAGAGTTAAAACATTATCAGCATTTATTAATCCTAATATTCCTTTAGCCGGGGGGTTAGCTAAGGATGGGTTGTAAGCTGTTTTATCAGCTTCATTATTATCAATACCAGGTGATATTAAAGGTTGTGCCATATTATTTTATTATAAATATTAGAAAAAGAAAGCTCGCTAAAAGCGAGCTCTTTTTATTGTTAAGTAGTGAAATTAGTAATTTAATACGCAGTAATCCACAGCTACAGTCATTGTGATGTTAACAGCAGTATCTGCAGTATCCCAGCTATAATCACCAAAGTTAGCGTCTTTAATAAATGCGCCTTTAAGAATCCATTCACTTACTACGTCTCCAACAGGTCCTAATACATCTAATACTAAATCCTTTTTATAGAAGTCAGAATATCCATCTCTACCTGTTACTGATTCGTGATGTAAACGTACCCACTCCATTACAGCTTGAGCACCAGAAGGTGTGATTGGATCAAATAATGTCATTTGAACATCACCCCATACTGTTTTACCTTTAACTTTACGTTGTATATTAATGTGGTTTAAAGGTACTTCACCTTGAGTTAAATTAATACCATTTACTCCTTTAACCAAATAACTAGGTACACCATCCATATATAGGATAAATCTATTAGCCTGTTTTGGTTCAAAGGCTGTAAAGAATATTTGGTTTGAATCTAATATTGCCATGTCTTTTTATTTATTATAAATATCTATATAATTAATCTTTATGCTGGGAAGGTAGCTCCAGTTGGTGTAATGTTGAAATCTAAGTAAATAAATTCAGCAGTTTTAGTAGGTTGTAAATAAATTTGACCTACCATTTGATTTTGATCAATTACTGTTGGGGTATTATTACTATCATCCATTATTACTTGGAAAGCATACAAACCTTGTCTTTGTTGAACTGATTCTAAGTATGGGTTAACTTGTGCTAAGAAGTTATTTCTTGTAGCAGCTGTATTTTGTTCAAATACTAGATTTTGAGCTACTTGAGAAATATAATTCTTAAGAGCAATTAACAAACGACGAACATTCACGCGATCTAAAGCTGAAGCTTGTGTTTGTAATGTCTTTTGACCATATACTACTACTCCAGTTCCTGGGAAGGTAGCTATTGGATTAACTTTACCGTTATATAAAGTGTCTCTGTCACCTTGTGCTAAACGTCTTTCAGCTCTAATCACAGTGCTTAAACCACCTCTGTTTATACCTGCTGGTGCAAACCATGGTTCAGAAACACTATCATTATAAGCATATACTCCACCTATCACAGTTGAAGCTGGTACCCAAACGTTTTGTCCTGAGTCTGGATCATTAACTTGGACCCATGGCCAGTAAGAAGCAGCATATGAGCTATTTCTAGTAGCAGCTTGACCAGTAACATCACTTACTAATTTACCATAAGCTACTAAGTCAGCTACTAAAATAGCATCTCCACGATTTTGAGTATTAGTTAAAGCAGTTGTTATAGTACTGGTGTAATCTTGATTATATACACCTGGCATTAATAATACATTGTATTTGTAATCATCTTGGTTAGCTAATAAAGTTAAACTAGATGTATAGTTAGCTGCTACTAATCCTTGAGTATTTGAACTATTAATATTTTGGTAGAAATTAGCTCCAGCTATTACAGCTCCACCAGCTCCACCAAATGATCCACTAGCTGCTAATGGTAAAGATCCAGTAAATGCTGGGTTTGGAGTACCACTATTTAAGAAGTAATTAGGAGTAGTTAAATTAACTGATTTTACACGTACATATCCTGAGCGGTTAGGGAAACTACCTGTTAATTGTAGGTAAGCTGTACCTGTTCCACTATCAGTTTGATATGTGTATTTGTAATCACCTATTACTCTAGCTACATAATTTGGAGAAAAAGGATCTAATGTTAATCCAGCATATGTTTCTAGAACAGTTTGATTATTAGTATTATCATTACCTTGGCGAATTACTAAATCAAATGTTCCTGATGAAGTATTTGGGTTAAGTACTTGCCATCTTACATTGTTAGCAGTTCCATTAACTAATGCTCCTGTTGAATCTTCTGATCCAGTACTATTAGCTATAGCTCCTTCAGTTAATGTTTCTAAAACAAATACTGGTACAGTAGCTAAACTAGCACTAATAATAGCACTACTAGTTGCTGGGGTGTAAGCTCCATTCACAACACGAGTTACTAATAATGATGTACCTCCATTTTGGAAGTAATTATAAGCAGCTATAGATGTGAAATAAGTATAAGTTTGAGCTGATGTTAAGGATCCGCTTGTAAAAGTAGTTCCAAATTTTTGTTGATATTGAGAATATGAAGTCACTACAGTTGGAATACCAACTGGACCTGAAACTGTTGGACCTACAATAGCTGCTCCAGCAGTTATTGGGCCAGCGGTTACAAATGAGCTATCATTTTCTCTTGCTAATACGCCTGGTGATATTAGAGTTTCTGCCATGGTTTATGTTATGTTTGTTTTAATTATAAATATCTTAAAAAACGTCAAAATCATGAAACCGGGATAAATTCTCCTTTTTCTAAATCAATATTTCCATCACCATATTTTTCTTGAAGTTCTTTAGCTACTTTAGTTTCGTCTTCAATTTGTTTTTGAAGTTGTGACTTAAGAGATTGTTTATCTAACTCTAAAAGTTGAATACGATACTCTACTGTACCTAATGCTTGAACCAAGTTTGATTGGTTAGTTTGAATTGTCTTTAAAGATTGAATTTCTTCTTGTGTTAAAACTTTGTTTTCCATAAAATTATTTTTTGTTGTTTATTTGTTTATTATAAATATTACGTGTTTGTTGGTAAGTTATTAATATCTGAAACTGCTTCAGTAGTAAATAAAACTCTATTTTTATCTGAGAATTTACCTACAAATGAAGTATCTTTTTGTATTGTATCTGGTATAATATAACCAAACATTTTAAGAGTAAAAGTGCTTTTAACTATTCTTTCAGCATTATCTGATAATTCTACAGTAGATGAAAACGAATCAATATTAGTTTTAAATTTGAAACGTTCAGGATCACCCCAATATGCGTCAGAAGCATATTCAACTGCTTCAATAATTTTGTTTAATTGAT